CCATGAGGCCGGGCATGTCAATATAGTCAGGGGCGTACTTCTCACCAAGTCTCGCACCCGTAACCATAGTGTCAATAATGCTCGCTCCTTTGATGGGATCAACCATGTCTATACCCATAGCGTATCCCATGCTGCGCCCGATTCCCGTAGCGAACAACTTACGCTCACCGGGCTTCATAACCCGCCACATTTCGGCGCTGTAGTCGGCCCAGTACTTAGGCATGCCAGCGAACATCATCATGTCTCTAATCTTGTAAGCATCCTTGCCTGTAGCAATATTAATTCCATTGCCCAAATCTGGGACATGAGCCATGAGCCTTGCTTGACGTTCAAGGAACTTGCGACCGTTTTCGCGCTTATAACCGTAACGCCTCTTGTCTCCCATCGCGGTAGGCTTTACCTTATCTACGAACGTCCCGATCCAAGTCCTTCTTGCCTTCCCATTAGCATACACGAAGTCGCTTAGGAATTGACCGACGAACTTTTCGCCATCTTTTGATTTGAGTTTGTTAATAATAATAGGTAGGGCTTCCGCTGGCAGTAGTGCCGATACGCCCGGCCCAAAGATTTCGTCAATGTGTGTGGCCGCATTGCGGTCATAGGTCAGTCCACGAGTCAAGAGAGAGATTCTCTTTATCCCTGCTGTTGCCGTAATCATGTGAGGAATAACTAATTGCTTCGCCCGTTTTGCTGTCTGACCAGCAACCATGTATTCCAAGTTCTTCGCATCATCAAAAAAGGTTGCTGCGTCGTCAGCACTCCGCACACCAGCAACCTTCAAAGCCTGAAGCGCATCAGCAGTAAACCACTTCTTGTACTGCGAACGGAGAGAGTTCATGACCTGAGCGGACTGGGCAGCATCCGCCGCGTTGTCCGCCCTCGTCAATCCCGCACCGACACTATCGAAAAAGTTTCTTGTGGCTTTCTGCTGGAAGACCGTAGCAATGTCAAGTGCATCCATTTGCTTGAAGCCGTACCTCATAGCGGTATACCCGCCCTTGGCTGCTCCCGTGACCCTGAGGGGGTCGTAAGCGAACAATGACACTACGTTGGTTATGTCCCGCGCTCCAGTAAATGTTGAACTTTGGGAGTACGCCACACCCTCTGGGGTCAGGGGGTTGACGGAGCCTCCGGGTTCCCCAGCGGCTGCTCCGGGAGAGAAAGGACCCCAACCGCGCATCGAACCGAAACTCCAGTTGAGTGCATTACCCATATTGCCAGTGTCTGCCGACGCAAGGTAAGTCTCCGCGTTGAGCACCTTTTGATTATAAGCACTCTTACCCAATGCCTGTTCTAGAATACTGAGTTTATTTAAGTCTTCGAGGCCGGAGTACTTATCCCAAAGTTTGGCGATCTCTAGAGGGGGATCTTCCGAGTTCTGGGCAGCCTTCGCCTCCATGATAACTTCAGTAATCTCTACGCCAAAATACTCTTTGGAGTAATCAACCATGCTCTGGTCGTACGTTCCCGGCTCCGCTGCGGTCCATGACTCCGATGGCGAGTTGCCACCAGACATGTAGGATACCGCTAGGCCGCCCTGAATCATCTTGAACACGCCCTCTATGAGCATGTCAAATGACTGGCCTATACCATGATCCCAGAAAAAACCAATGCTGTTTGTGATAAAGTTGTCGGCAGTTTCGCCGCCCTCTTCTCGTTTCTGAGACCTCTTCTGTGACTCAGCGGCCCAAGCCTCATACACATCCACAACAAGGGCCTGCATGTCTGGGCCCATAGTGTTGATGATCTGTTGCTTGCGCGTTTCGTTTGCAGTCGTTGAAATTAACTTCACGGCTTCTACCGCCAAGGGAAGACTTACAGCGGCTGTTTGTTCTTCACGAGTGAGCCCTGAAGCCTCCGCCTGCATCGCCAGCAGGGGGAATTTTCTTTTGGCTTGCGCGAGTACCTGCTCTGAAGTGAATGGCTTGTCTGTGTACACATCGCCGTTGGCTACCGCTTCACCCGTCACGGGATTAACCCTCAGACCAGTGTCCGTTGTCCGGACACGCCGCACAGCCTCTTCAAAAGAGATCGGGTTTCCCACTAAACGGGCACGGTTCTGCGCGATACGTGCGTGTTGCCTGATGCTCTCAGTAATGTTTTTTTGCTGAAATTTAACGTCTTCTTCATCGGATATGTATTCTGAACCGGGGCGCTCCGGGTCGGCTGTTAGTGGCGCCGATTCGATTGCATCAAGGCGAGGCGTGGGACGAAGAGGGGTCGGCTTTGTGCCCTTGGGCATGGCGAGATGGTCGGGTGTCGGGTCGCCTTGTTCCACCAAAGGCGTGTCCTTTTTCTTCTTCCGAGACTTCGATGCCTCGGTATTAAAACTGTCCCTGACCTCGGTCGGATTCAATTAGTAACCTAGTCTTTGGGCCATTGAGAGCATCTCAAGTACCTGTGGGCTCGGGTTGTCCGCAGCCATTCGTGCGTAGACACTTGAGAGTGGTGGCCTGTTCTGCTTAACTGGAGGTCCTGAGGAAGCACCGGGTCCGAAAGAAGCACCGGCAGTTACCGGCTCGGTTGGGCGTTGACTAGGACTAAACAATCCACCTGTAGGAGCAGGCATGCTTCCGCCACCCCTTGCAGGGGCCGTGTCCTTTGGTAACTGTGGCTTGGATGCGGCCATAGGTGCGCTTGCTTGCATATCATTAAAGTCTTGGTTGTCGCCGTAATCCATGCCGGTCATGTCTGCGTTAACCTGCTGTGGGCCACCATCAGTCCTGCGACTGAGTTTACCGGGTCCACTCACAGGGGCCGGGTTCCTAGGCGTACGTTTCCCGCCATGTTGTTCAGCCATTGCCTTCTCCAAATTCTTGTTCCATCAGGAAGATCACGTTAGGATCAATAAGTTCTTTAGAGGGGCGGTTACCCGGCTCTTCCTCTTCTTCTTCGTCGTCTTCCTTCTCGTCAGGATCTGACTCAATGTCGCCTTGGTCAATCTCGTCCTGCATGAAACCGTACTGGACTAGCGTCGAAACGCTGTCATCAAGTAGGCCCTTCATGCGTCGTGTCATGTCGTCAGCAACATCAGGGGACCAAGCCACCCCGTCGGCTACAATAGCCAGAGAGAGATCAAGGAAGTTGACGTGAATGCCTATATCGTTTCGTGTCATTGCTAACAACTCCCTTGATCGTCTTCTCGGATTGAACTACTTTGTTCCTTTGGTACCTTTGCCGCCGGGTGCGCCGAACTTAATCTTGTCCCAGTCGGTGCTCTTAGCACCGGGTGCGCCTTGTACTGGTTGAGCCACATTGGGCTTACCGTGTGTTCCTTTGTTTGGTTGCATTACTCATCCTTAACTTGTCGGGTGGTTCGATCTCAATAGCCGGATTGTTCTTTAATCTTCTTCATCTTGGCGGCTTCTTTCGCTCGCTCTTTTGCCTTATCTACAGGCTTAGCGGCTTTCTCTTTATAGGCGTTATCCATTTTTTTGATCTTGGCTTTCCGGTCGGCTTCCTTCTTGGCGTTTGCTCTGCCTTGAGGGGTAGTGTCAGGACGCGCTTTCAGATTCACCTTAGGCTTATTCTTCTTCTTCTTCGCTGGTGCAGCCATTACTTCCGCCATTCGTTAGCGTTATCCGCCGTAGTCGTTTTAACATTGGGCATTACGTAGGAATCCTCTGGGTGGTTACCATCGCCACCCATTTCGCTCGTTGGGTCCATCCAACATCCACAAGAAATACACATAACTAACTCCTCCTATATCGCTTGCTTGCGTTGAACGCTAGCCTGCAAGTTTGGTTTACCTTGAGAGCCGATAGAAGCCATCAAGTTCATAAGGTCTGGGCGGCCACCCTCAGGCATGCCTTGCTGTCCGGGTGCCACTTCTCTCATCCGTCCACTTTCACGTAGACCTCCGGGAAGATCCTGAACCCCACCAGCCTGCGCCATTTCGTCAGGGGAGCCCAACATGTTGGCTTCCATTCCTGATTCTAACGCTAGTTCTGGTGGGGCAGGTTCTGGTTCTGGGGGTTTGAAGGCCAACTCAATCGCTTTTTCGATTGGTGTGCCCTTCTGCCTCGCAGCAATGACGACACTCATTTGTCTGAGTACCTCGGAGACATCTTGACCCTGAGCGGCTAAAGCAGGAATGCTTTGCGCCAAGCCTGAAACGGCTTGTAGCATAGAGTCGCGCAGGTTCTCGGTGTCTACCTTCATTGATTCTTCACTAGCATCAAGTGCGAATGGCATTTGACGACGAAGGAAGTCTCTGGAAATCAGTTGATCGCCACGGGCTTGCAGCCCGAAGACGAGAGCACGGTTCGGATCTAGCCCCGCCAGTAAACCGTATTGAACGTCTACACTGTAGTCGCCCTTAATATCACGGTCAGGTCGGTACCGGATTTCGTATGGGGCACCATCAGTATTACCGCGAAGTACTTTGGTTTCAGCACCAAACAGTTTCTCGTCAACCATCAACGCTTTGCTCACGAGGCCTTCAAGTGCCTTAGCGAACATTGCTTGACCAGTACGGATCTGCGTGTCGAAGCCAGACATGAGGGCTTGTACGCCCTTGCCTGTGACTACAGAAGCGTCAGTATTGCCACCGCGTACTTCAGGGTAACGTGACCCTTGGCGTAGTTCCTGATCTAGTACGCCTTGTTGCGCGAATGCGCTTGAAGGAACCTCAATAGGTACGCGGCGAACCTTCTCCCCGAATGCTGTTCTAATGACAGCATCTGAGCCGAGGGCTAATTCTTGTGCGTCAGGAGGCAGAACGATAGGTGCCTGAACGCTTTTCTGTGCAGCCTCAAGGCTGAAAAGGGCGAAGCGGGCTTTAGCGACCTGCACTGCGAGAACATCATCGAACTGTCCGTGTGTCTCTGTGTCTACACCGGGGCGGCGAACAAACTCTAGTAGGCATTCCCCTACATAGTTCTTAACTTTCTCAAGAACGAGACCCTCGCGGGTTGGGCAGAAGATAACATCTACGTCTTTGTCGTGGTATCGAACCACTTCAATCATTTCAAGTCCGGTGGACTGCTGCTTCAGGACGCTTTCAGCGTCAGGATACATGGCAACAAGTTCGTCACGGTTCTTGTAGAAAGAAAAATACCCCGCCTTAGTGTTACCCCAACGGTCAAAGACTGGGTATGCGCCGATAGAATCTAGGAAGGTGATGCGTGGCATCATCTCTTCCATGTCTACTTCGATCATGGCAGGAACGAAACCGTACGTGAAGTACCTGTCCGTGGCAGTATACATTTGTGTCTGTACGTTACTGAAGTTGATGTGGCCGTTAACGATACGTGTGCGCTTCTCAGCGAACTCCCGTGCCGTGTCAGAGACCATCCGCGCACTGGTACAGTTAAACGAAGGCATTGGGGCTAGTGTTTCAGCAAGATCCCGCGCTGCAACGTCCACCATGTTTGCGACAATACCCTTATCGAAGGGTCCTTCTGGGAAAAGATCAGGATATACATCCCGCATACGACCCTGCCGTACAGCGAGAACGTCCTGCATGCGCCCGTCACGGGCAGCGAACTGCGTTTTGATCCTGTTGTAATGTGCACGTATCTCCCTAAGTTGAGGGCTCCCACTACCGGGGCTAGCGTGTCCGTGATCCATGTGGCTCCTTTAGGTGCTAGGCACCCATCGGGGTGAATAGTTTGTTTAATTCTGCATCTACAAGATTAACTGTTGATTGGCCTTTAATATCCCAAGGCGTAGCGAAAGAGTTCTTCACATGACTACGAACAAAGTTCGAGTTCAACATTACGCGGTCCCTGCAGGCTAGTTCAGCGAACCACAGGGCCATAACAACGTCAGTCTTCTGAGACTTAGGTGCTGCTGGACTCCACGTAACCAACTGCTCTATCATGGCCTTCACGGCCTCCGAGTTTTGTGTTGAGGGTAACTCAATCAACTGGTGCTTGTCCTCCCACCCAGAAAACAGGGTAGTGAGGGATGCTACACCGAAGTCGGTGTCATGCTTATTCGATCCAGTGAAGTGGGGGCGGATAATCGTCCCTCTTGCTGCACAGTAATCATTCAACTCCTTGTCGTGAACAAGGAAGCCTTGGAAACCGTTCCGTTCAATGCGCCACTCAGAAACGTGATACTTGTCTGTGAGACCCTTAATCATGTCCCGCATGGCCTCAGGAGTGATACCGGGCTTGTTGTACACGTCAAGCACGTAGCGTTTGTTCGTTTTCACGTCAAGTCCCACAACGACCGCAGCCGTGTGACCTGAAGTAGCAGGGTCAAGGCCCGCCACAATAATGAGGCCATTCATTCCATCAGCCCGCTGGTTAACCATACCCTTAGGTATAGGTCCCACTAAACGGTTGCCGTTAATCGCTGCCTTGACGGATTCAGGGGAGAACACTGCGTCGTCAGAGACTTGCTGCTGCTGATAGACCATGGCCCACGCTTTAGGGGACACTCGTCTACGTTTCTTAGCCAGACGGGTACCATCCCACTTAGGATACAAGCCGTCCTTATCCTGCACCTGAGCATCAATCTTGACGCCAGCCTCAGGCTGATTCGTTCTAGGCCACAAAGTAACCCAGTCCTCCTCCTTGTCCTTAAACTCAAGAACAGCAGGCATAGACAAGTACGTCCACGGGGACTTCTCATCCGGGTAACGCGCATCATCCTGCAACTCACGGTACAAGTCCTTAGAAGACAACCGAGTCCCCACCACCAGCATAGAACCATTAGCAGACACCCGCGAAATAACCTCAGACTGCAACCAGTTGATTTGCTTCTCATACTCGTGAGCGTTCGTTAAATCAATAGTATCATCTAAAACAATAAGATCCGCGCGGGCACCATAAATGTGGCCGCGAATACCCAGAGCCTGAACCGTAGGGTCCTTCTCACCAGAATCCCGCGCATTATCAGACACGTAAATCATCGTCTGATTCCATGCCTCAGCGTCCTTATCAAAACCACCATCAGGAGCGTAAGCCGCAATCATCTCATCATACTTAGGATGCGTCAAACGAGTCTTAATAGCATATAGCATCTTCTTAGCCATCTCAGCAGTCTTAGAAACCAAGATAACCCTAATGTTAGGGTCCATACAAATCCGGTACACCACATAGTTAATAGTCACAGAAGTAGTCTTACCATGCTCAGGAGGCATGTTAGTAATAATCAGATCCTTCTCACCCTGCTCATACGACATGCCCGCATGAAGCCAAGAAGGAGGATTACCCTCAATCATATCCACCACATTCTGCATGTGAGGAAAAACCGTAGCCTCAAGAAACTTTTCACTAAACTCAGGAAAAGACATTTGAGGGCCACCCCCACCACCCTGAGCAGGATCAAGTTTACGCAAAGTCTTAATACGATCCATAGACACAGCAAAATCAGGATCTTCCTTACGCCACCGCTCATAAGTAGAACGAGTCCTACCCACCACCACCAAAGCCTTAGCAACCGTACAACCCTCAGCCTGCACGACCCGAAGCAACTCCAACTTAGTAGCCTCTAACTCCGCACTAGAAATCCTAGCCACACAAAACACCCCCACCAAATCAGGGGGACAATCAGGCCCCAAGCAAAGATATAAAAACACAAATAAAAACCCACACGAAAAACAAGAAGCCTGCAAGTCCGTAATACATAAAACAACTGAGGAGCGAACAAAGAGAGCGACGAAGTGCCTGCATCCGCTCCCTAAGGTCGCGGAGCCCACAAAGGCGAAGCGAACTCGGTGCCCTCACTCGCTCCGCTCGTTCGGTAACAACCCCT